TCCCACTCATAAGATTGTACTATTTCGAGATTAGCAACACCGGGAGAGATAAAAAATTCTCGTGCAAAAGAAGGAATAGAACTACTTAAAGTTAGGTCTCCTTTTGCTGGAGATATAGCAGGGCCATCCCACGCACGTTCATATTGCGGGTCTTCCCAATCACCACCAGCAGCAATCCATGATGTTATTGCCATTTATGCACAATCCTTAGACTTTCGGATATTTAGCCTTGATTTCTGCAACTCTAGCTTGCCACGCTTCCAAACCATTCTCAGTTATAAACTCTATCTGATCTTCGGCCACGCCATAAAGAATCACTCTAGCCTTAACACCAGATTCTTGCTTGTATACCCAAGTTTGCACCCACTCCCCATCTACAAATTCCGGGGTTCCGAGTGATGCAGAATGTCCTTCCGGTGCATTTGGCTCAACGTTGGTAATATCACGGTTGGATAGTTCCCCCACTTCCTTGGGAACCAAATCCCAAACTTCAACCTTCTTACCATCTGAGATTCCAAACTCACCCTGTACGGCTTTGTACCCCTTTTTAGTTGGAATAGCCGTTTCTAAAACCTCCTCTACACCGTAATCCACTCTTATATTTTCATCTTCAAGGGCATTTACGGGAAAAGATGTACTTGGATTATCCGCTCTTAACTGTTTTTCTGTGTACGGAAAAACCTCGCCTTTTATATATTTCATATTGTGCCTCTAGAATTGAATCGAGCCTGTACCGGCTGTGAATTTATAAACTTTATACCCTGCCCTATCTGTATTTGGGGTTGTATTTCCTGTAGAGCCATTTACAGTTAGTTCAATAGGCACAACCGAAAGATCATCGAACTCATCGGAGTAAGCTATAATGACAACACCATCACCACCATCCCCACCTGTCGCAGTATCACTAGAACCTGCACCACCTCCTCCTCCGCCTAAGCCATCTGTACCATTACTACCATTACCACTAGTCTCACCACCCTGACCGCCGCCGCCAGCACCACCTGAACCCCTCTCTCCGGACGAGCCTTGTGCGCCACCACCTCCACCGGCATAAGTTACTGAGGAGCCTGTAATAGAGTTTGCTTCCCCAGCACCCCCAGCACCATTGCTACCACCACCAGTATTACCAGTCGCACTTTTCCCGCCACCGCCACCACCGGGTTCGCCGCCGTTTCCAGCACCGCCATCATTACCTTGCCCAGCAATTCCGCTGCCAGCACCACCATTTTTTGATCCACCGCCACCAGAGCCACCTGATCTGCCACCACTGTTCGCACCTTTTGTGCCGCCACCGCCACCACCAGTTGACGTAATGCTAGAGAATACTGAATTAGTACCATCACCCCCTTGATAAGGTGTAACAGTTCCTGCACCACCAGTACCTACAGTAACAGTAATATTTGTTCCCGCTAAAACAGCGAATCCAACTGCACTCTGCATACCACCAGCGCCACCACCTCCTCCACCTTGATTAGAGGCTATGGCACTACCTCCACCTGCCCCAGCACCAGCGACTACAAGGTACTCAACTTCATCGGTTGGATTACCAGTATTGGATGCAGCCATTAATCCTACTTTAAATGCTCCTAGTGGCATAATATTCTCCTTAACCCATGTCTGCGCCAGCTTGGAAGCCGTACCAAATTGTTCCTTCATCCAGCGTAAAGAAAGTATAAACATCTATTTTTGCAGCGCCACTTGTTACGTCAGGAGCAGAACCGCCAGCCCAATCAACACTGGCAGGCCATGCAATAGTTCTATCTGAAGAATCCTGAGTCCAGATTAAAGTAAAGGCGCAAGATTTACCAGTAGGAGATGGATTACTAAAAGTAAAAGTAGTATTTTGATCTGGGGTAATAGTAAATACATTACCTGTTGTTAGATCAATATCAACAGTAGCAGCCGCTGCAAGAGCGCTTTTAGTTTCTGAATAATCCTTCATCTCAGGACGCTGTACAACGCCGTCAGCAAAGTTAGTAACCAAAGAGGCATCGGAAGTAACCGCCTTTGACGCTTCTGCTGTACCTTGCGTAGTAACATCTAGAGTGTTTAATTCGGCAGTTGTGCCTGTATACCCATCAATTAAATTTAACTCAGTCGCAGTTGCTGTAACTAATGTACCACCAAGCTTCAATCCATTTGTCCCGTCATGAGAGGCAACGTCAAAGTCATATGCTCCATCCGCAATCGTAACATCTCCACTTGCATCTGCTGTTAATACTTTAGATGCTTCTGAAGTTCCTTGGGTAGTAACATCGAGAGTGTTTAATTCAGCCGTCGTACCAGTGTATCCATCAATTAGATTAAGTTCAGCCGCAGTTGTTGTGACAGCAGCAGCGCCAAGCGTAGTAAATTGAGCCTGTAATACAGATTTCACGAGACGAATCTGGTCGTCCCCTTGTGAAATTGCATCTGTAGCCAGCGGATTTGTAGCACTTAGTTGGCTAATATATGTAGCAGTTTCAACGCCCATGATATACCCCCTATGCTAGTTCAAATATGCCGCTGGCACTTGGTGTGACAGTAAGCGTGTTATCTTCTGCTAAAGTAAACTGAGAACTAGTCAGTTTAGAAAAGCAAACTAATTTACCACCGGACTGATAAACAACTGCATACTTAATATTCTCAATTGTTCCGCCAGTAGCAGTCCATACAACAGCAGTTGAATCAAAACGATACTTATCAGTTGCAACAGAAGCCCATGTACGTGATGTAACAGAAGCCCCACCTGTTGTATACCCATTGCCATTAGCAACCTCACTAGCAAGTGAAGCATATGTGGATAGCGCTGCATTATTTACATTAGCGCTACCTGCGCTTGTATGAAGTGATAAATAAAAACCAACACCTGCACCGTCTAAATCAAACTGACCATTGCCTATATATTCCCTAAAGGAATTGTAAAAACTCCAAGCAGTAGCCGCCATTTTATACTACCTCCTTAATTTTTAATGAATCTGGATTTTTAATAATGTGTGAAATAAGGCCATCTCCATGAATAGCCAGATCGTAATGCTCGCCTGTTTTAGAAATCATATCAACGAACTCTTTTGCTTGATGGTAATTTGCCGCAGTGCATCTAAACTCTTTCCCAGACACAACCACATCTATAACTTCTTCTCCATCATTTTCTGGTTGTTCATAAGCGTGATGTTCTCCAATAATACAACTATCAAACCCATACATTTCAAACTTATGAAATCCCAGCATCCTTAACAAATGGACAGCCCTTAATGCAACTGTAGCGCCGCCCATTATCGGGTAATATTCTTCCCCGTAAACTTCTTTTAAAAGATCAAAGTTATCATCTCCAGCGCAATGCCATATCCATACCTTGTTATCCTTAAGATTTTCAAATACAGAAGGATGGCACTGAGACGAAATAAAATATTTACAATCCTCAACTAATGGATAAACAAACCTGTTATTAAATTCTCTACTATCCAGCATTATCATTCCTGAAGGAGTCAAACCACCAGCCATGCAATACTTATGAGAACCGTTTACTGTAATTACAGGCATCCCATTTTTTCTTTTTTCCAAAAGATCAGGAAAAGTTTCCTTTAATGTGGCTCCGCCTAGAACCAATCCAACCACCTTATCCCACTGGGTTTCATAAGGTTGAACTTGAGGCAAACCTATCTGGATATTCTTTTTTATATTATCCCTTATTTTATCTTTATCTTCATTAACACCGCAAATTATTTCTGGTATAGGGTGTAATTTTTTTACTTTTATCGAGGGTGGTTCTGAATTTACACCCATTTGCAAAGCCTGCATTTAACTAGCCTCTCTGTTAACCTTAAATGATAGAGTAACCCTACTCACGCTGCTGTAAATACCATCCTTACTTCAAGACCTAGTGTGCTAGTAGCTACTGCATCTACATCTATCCTAATAACGTCTCCAGTAGATACTCCATTCTGACTACCAACTACAGGCGGAGTTGCTGCAGTACTAGAATCTTTCTCATTAAGATCAATAGTAATTGCAGTAGATAACATATCTTGGCCATCAGTTAAATTATGTATTTGAACGGTTGTTATACTTCCGCCAGCCCCTACAGTATAAACATGGGCTTGAGCAGAAAGTAAATTTTTCCCATCCAAGGTAGACGGAATAGTAACGTGAGTTGCTCCATCTCCAGTAGTTGGTGCAATGCCATCTGCAACACATTTTACTATTAAAGTCCTATTTTCAAACTGCTGTATATTTTTAGGAAGAATAGCTCTAGAGTTCCCAGTAGAAGTATCGTAAAACATTAATTTATCTGTTTCAGAATCTATAGTATCCGCTGTGCCAAGATTAGGAATAACCTCCTGCTTGTCATCATTTAAATTATTAAAATTAGCATCCGCTTCAGCAAACGTAAGCGGACTTCCTTTTGTTTCTCTTAATACAATTGTTGCCATTACGCGTCACTCACATATCCGGTAGTTATATAATAATTTTGGAAATAAGGCATATTCCCGTAAGGAAATGTTCTTGGATCTTTTTCATAGAACTTCCTACCATCTGTCATTCTATAGGCAACCCTTCTTGGGGGATATCGCCTTCTTCCGCCTATAGTAAACTTTCTAGCCATTATAATCCACCCAAGATAGCGTAATTAACCCAGACAACCAATGCAAATGGTATACCTATAATACATAAGATCATTGCTAATGCAAATATAATCTCACTTTTTTCCACGTTTTTTAAACTGGATAGGCCCAGGCATTAACCATGAAAAAACCATGGGAACTATTACTATCAAAATCAATGCCCAACCACCCACCTCAATTAAGGAGCCCAACAGACTCCAGAAATTATCAGGGGCGCAACTATTCATGGCTGAGTTTGACGTTGACCCAACCATCACCTCCGTCGCAACGTCCGCCACAGCTGCAGTCGTCAGTCCCCCAACAACCAGTCCTGCAGTCCCTGACACTGCGTTCCCCACAAGCGCACCTGTCGTCCCCAGACTGCTCACGATAGCAGCCTTCTTCAAAGTAGTGCATCCGATTAAACCTATCGACGAGAGGATTAGACAACTGATTCTGGGGATGCCCACCATCCGCTCACCCAGCCGATTACGGCGATAACTGCAATAACGCCGACAGCAATCCAAAATTTCTTTCGCTTTCCTAATTCTTTCCATTTGTCCATGTTAATTCCTGTTAGATAGTTTTTCATTACATTATATAAATGATTCATAATACTTTTGCAACTACAATGTTTCCTTCGCGGTTTGTTTTTAGCTCAACGATTCTTTCCTCGCAAGTAAATCTTGTCTTGCCAGAAGCTGTATCTTTCCAACCGTTTCTCTTTAGGGTTCGTTTCATGCCTAAACACCCAGACATTCCCATCTCAACCCACTCGCCAGAATCATTTTCATAATGACCCATGTATTCTTTTAAGTTATCATTAATATACAACAGTAAAACAAACATAACTTCCATTAGTGCGCTCCATTACTAAATTTAATTTGTGCTACCTTATCCTTTAGTAGCTCTACCTTTGATTCCAGCGCTTCTATTCTCTGTCGGTAGAAATCAAGAGTAAGTGCCTGTTGTCTGTCAAATGGAGCATTGCCACCCTCAACATTATTTAGGAGCTTTTCAAACTCCTTCGAGAGGTGTTCTATCAACATGAATTGCTCTGCATCAGCTGGGAGGGCCCCGAGCTCGCCTCTAGGCCACTTCTCAGTAAAGGTCGAGTTCTTTGTTACATCAGCCGACATTAGGATCTGGTTGGTTTCTACTACATTCAATCTCTCAAGTATTCCAAAGTAACCCCACGCTCCTACACAAACCGTACCGATTAAACCTATAAGATTTCTTATAGGCATCCCAACACTGGTCTTATCGCTTAGGCTGACATCATCCACTACCGCTTAACCACCTTGTGAACAGTGAGCCACCAAGCCCACCCAATCCTACAGTAGCTAATACCACCCCAATTCCGATTCCACGGGTGCGTTCTAATTGCTGATCTAATCTGTCCAGACGATCATTCTGCTCTCTAACCATAATCTCAAGGCTATTGACCTTCTGAATTAATTTTCCAATCTCAAGATCGCTAACCTCGCTC